CTTGTTAAGACCATGCTTTTGATTCATCTCATTTGCCATCATAATAGTATCAACATGTTGAGAAAAACAACGGTTTATAATATATGGGGGATACTTCTTTTCCCAAGTTAAATCATCTCCATCAAGCAAATTAACTTTTGTCCAGTTAATTGCATTTAAATAATCACTTAATTTATATTCTATCATAATATATGGCTCCGAAGGCAGGACTCGAACCTGCGACCAATTGATTAACAGTCAACTGCTCTACCAACTGAGCTACTTCGGAATAATTAATCATTACTTTCTTTTTTCGTGTTTTCTATGGCCTTTATGAGAACCCATATAGTAATCGCCTGGTTCATAATCCCATCTCTTACCGTGATGACCTCTTATATCAGCATACCACATTCTTAACTTTACTATCAAAGTTCTAAAAAATGTTCTCTTTGCCATTGCTCCCTTTATTTAAATTTACATTCTGCCATTATTTGTGTCAAACAGGCAACCATATTTATCTCATGGTCTGCCACAAAGGCTGATTTATATTGATAGTCAGCAATCGTTAATACTAACTGAGGTATAGACGATGGTTCTAAATGCTCATGAGCATTATCGTATAGTTTGCGAAAGATAGCAGTAGGTTCATTGTCTATATTACTAGCAACCCATTTACGTACTTCACTAAACTTCTTAGTCTTCATTGACTCAATAAGACTAGTAATACTAATATCTTTTACTTTAGAAAGGATACCAGAATCAATACTACCTGTTGCACTATAACGTTGAAGTTCATTTAGAACTCTACGCCAATCAGGGAAGTATTTATTAACTACTTCTGCAATTACCTTTTTATCATACGTAACATTTTCCATGTCAAGTATCTTCATAGTTCTTTCCCAGAACTTAGCAGCAATCGCAGGTTTTTCATTACCAGGAATCTTAAAGTCAACTACACTACATCTTGAATGTAGAGGACTAATAATACGGTTCTTATAATTACAAGTAAAAATAAATCCGCAATTCTTAGAAAACTCTTCCATAAAGTTACGGAGAGCAGGCTGCGTACTATTAGGATTTAAATAGTCAGCCTCATCTAGAATTACATATTTACGAGAACCAGTAAAGGATACAGCTGAGGCAAAGTTTTTAATCTCATGCCTCAGCGTATCGATATTGCCATTCATAGAACCATTAATAACAATATAGTCACAATCAATCTCCTCTAGCATGGCTCGTGCTACTGTAGTTTTACCTACACCAGGACCGCCAGCTAGAAGGAGATTAGGTATATTATCTTGCCCAATAAATGTCTTAAACGTATGCTTAAGGTCATCAGGCAAGATACAATCATCTATCATCCGAGGACGATATTTTTCAACCCACAAAAATTCATCACGAAACATAATATAATCCTACTGTTTATTCAGGGGCTTCTTCTGCAGATGGTTCCTCAGTAGTATCAACTGGAGCTTCTTGCGCCTGTTGATTTGCCTGAACAAATGTAGTGAAACGTTCACGAAGAGCTGCTACTGCTGTGAGCTCTTCCCCACGGATTGCTCCGCGCTGTACTGCTGCGTCAATAAACACAATGACGTTTTGCAGATCTGCCAGTGAAAGGCCTGGCGCCTGTTGCTGTTCTTCAGCCATACTATCCTCCGTACGAAGAGTTTGTTTCTGTTGCGATCCAATACTGCAGTTTTGGACCAACTTGATTGGTACTCTCAAACTGAGCAATACCTTTTGATGAGATCTTAATATTATAGTTGTAGTTAATCAACTTTAAGTTCTCCGTTTTAAAGATCATACGAAACTCTTTATCAGTTTCACCGATCGTTACACTATAGATATCAGCAGTCGGATCTTTCGAATTAACTGCTTCAATCAATACATTACCATCTTTACCACTAAGAGCAATCTCAGGTAATTGCATTACACCAGCCGCTCGAAGTACGCCCTGGACATCATTCCATTCAGCCGTTACTTCAACCTCTGGATTAGGGAAAGTGATCTCCTTCTCAGGAGGGGTCACAATCATAGTTTCTTCAGCAAACGTATAATTAACTGCACGTTTACTGTCTTGTACTCTCATATGAGTCTCTTTAAACTGTATAACAGCATCTTCGAATAGAGACATCACACCGAGCAATCTCGATAGTTCATAGATACCACCTTTAGCAGGGATATCTTCTTCAATAACTGCTTTTGCCATAATAGTCTTCTGAGGCGATACAGTGCTCAGAATTTGACCTGGTTTAAACAGAATCGAAGGGTTGATAGTCGAAAAGTTCTTCAATACGTTTATCGTATCTTCAGAGAATTTCATATTATAGCTCCACAAATTAAAATAATCATCACGATCAATCACAGCTTCTTTCAACGTACGCAACCCTCGCCAATTACGAAGTGTACGTGCTGAAGAACCCATTACTTAGCCTTCTTTTTACCTCCTAGCTTACTAATATCAGCAGTAGCAGCTGCTCCTACAGACGCAAGATCTGCAAG